AGTGGTGGTGACCAGGTTAGACACGAAGTCTAACCTAACCAGGAGAATCGACATAGCTTTGCGCAAATGCGCATCGCTAGACTGTATCCTGCCTTGATAAAGCTCGGACTTAGCAAAACCCTTGTAAGGGAGTTGTTTAGTACTTGCAATATCACGATTTGGAGCTCTGAAGTCAGTCTCTTTACAGAGAATTTGACTGTCAGCGGATTCGCCGTCCCGTTTCCGGGTCGGTTCATCAGTAACCAAATCAGGTAAGGAGTCACTATAACTTCTAGATGCTGCCTGCGAAGGTAGATCCGGAAGTATAGGACGGTCTTCAACTTGCCAGAACTCATCAAGTTCGGGAAGTTGAGTGTCGACCGTGTGGAAGTTAACGACTTCTTTTTCGTTAGCTTCCTCGGTGCAGCTGAGCTTTCCTTTTTTGAAGGCCAACGTGAGTTGGCGGACAAAGAGGATGGCCTCGACATTGCAATTCTCCTTCAGCGAACCTGAACTGTGAAAAATCTGTAAGTAGAGTCCCCGAAGAAACTTCGGAATCGCTACTTTTTCGGAGCACCTCTTAGTTAGAGGAAGCCCTGAAAATCTGTACAGACCGTCTGACAAACACCGATCAAAGTGTTTGCCAATCGCAGGAAGGTCTTCGAGAAAAACTCGAATGCCTCTATGCGCCACAGTTCGTTGAAGACGGGAGAGATCTCTCTCAAACTCGTCTCCAAGGGTCGGGAATGCGTGGTAAGCATCCGTGAGGATGCCTTCCCACAAGTTCTGAAGTTCCCTGACATGGCAATTAGACATACTAAAGTTAAACCTTTAGAAATGTCCCATGCTGTCAGGACACACTCCCCAAACCGTGGCCATAGAGGTCTAATGCAGCAGGGTGACACCAAGTCGCCCATTTTCTACTCCTTTAGAGTAGGCTTCACTAGGACTCCCAGCCATTCAAGCTTGCCAGGAAGGCATTGGTACTGAGGATCATAAGATCCGCAATAGCATCTGCCAACGCTGTGGCGGTGTCGCCAGGCTTCGTTTCGATCACAAAGTAGAACTTTCGTTCATACTGAGGAACGCCCGCAGCCTCGAAGATGGTCTGCACAACTTCAAAGTTATGCCGATCAGCCTCGTAAGCGCGCCCATTATTCGCAGCAGCTTTGCTGTGGCGAATACGTGCGCGGTACTCATCAGTAGATGAACGCAAGAGGTACTCCGAAGAGTACGCATCTTGGTTAATCTTAATGAGGACCTTGTCACCGCCGGCTTGAGGAAGGGTGAGTGTGTTGCCCAACATGGAACTTCTCCTGACGGAATGAGACACAGACGGCTAAGCAGCCTTCTGTGCCGCAAGAGCCGCCAGTATCGACCAGTGCCCTGCATTAAGCAAAGGCACTTTGGGAAAGGGAAATGGTACGACAGGAGAGCAAACGTAGCGCTCCTTTCGGGTCCAAACTGCGGATACTTGCTTGGTATCTAACCCAGCAAGTAGCCATGGATCTCCACTCCAATTAGACGTGTGAACATCAGTTCGCGACGTCCGCATGTAGCAGATATCCTTCCATGTGAGGCCTATTGTGTTGTTCGTAGCGGCGATTATATCGCCGGTATTCGCAAACCAATCGGCCAACCACGACCAAGGACAAAGTTCCCAGGCCGTAGCAAGTGCTTCATGAGTTGTAAACCCACTCGCTAGTTGACGTGCAAGCTTTTCGAGCTCGCCGTACCCTAGTTGAGGGAGTTTGGAACCAGGGGCTAATTGCCACCTTGAGGTCCCCCACGCTGTATGCGAGGAAGTGGCCCATGCAGTTGCCGACAGTCCACCGTAAGTCCGCGACTCCATAAAGTATGTCGCGGGATTATCGATGTGACCGTTGGTACTTTCACTGAGTTTGCACCATTTCCGGATCGTTCTACCTGTGCGAAGCTTCATCAACTCATTAACGCGGTGATGTACCGCCTTAGTAAAGTTGAAGAGCTTGCGCAGATCGTTGATCATGGGCTTAACGGCCCACCTCCAAGAGAGGTAACCGTTAGCAACGTCTTTTAACAAAGACTTGCCGTAGCCCTGGACCAATCCAGGTAAGTCCTTGAGCTCTCCAACGAACGTCGGTACACTCACATGAGGTAACGACGGATTCGTTTTGGAGAGAATCTCCCACGCCATGTTGGAACGATCCAGCCCGGTCAAGGCTGAAAAGCCAACATTTCGTGGATCCCAGCCGGTAAACCTAGTTTGGATTGCAATGTTATTCCATTGCGCACCATTGTAGGGATTAACGGCTGTGATTTTCGGATAGTGTGTGAAGACTTCCTTGATCTGCAAGTCGCGAGGTTGGGTATAGAACCTATACCCAGTTTCGATAGACTTGGGACCAATTTCGTCATCACACGTTCTCAGAAGACCTTCTGTCGCACTCTCGTAGTAAGTCGTGGGGCCTATAGGTGACACATAAGTGCCAATATGGGCAACCCGCAAATCTTGACTACGTGAGCGTAGCGTCATAAGGTCGGACCTCCGTAGAACAATTCCCATAGGGAGACGAACGTCTTACGAGATCATGAGAGATCTCGGTGGGACCGGCAAAAAGCCGG